AGCAATAGAGATAAGGCGCTCAACGGCTCCAATGTTGTCAATGCGGCGCACGATTTTTGATTTGTAAATGCGGGTCTTCTCAAACCCCGCCTCCCGCGCCATGCGGATGATGTCGTCGCGGTTCATTTAACCCCCCTCAAAATCCTTCCATACTCCACTGCCTGCTGGGCATACCTGCCTTTGCGCTTGATGATCCACTTCCGGCACAAGCACTCAGACGGGTCGCAGTAGGCTGCACTCAGATGGCGGACGTATTTTTTTACCTGCGTCAGAAACACCCTGCGCTTCGTCTCGGTAAGCGGGATTTCATGCGTCATGTTGATAGCGATGGTCATTAGATCCTGCTCAAGCTGATCGACGATCTCTGACGGGGTTACCACTTGGCCTCTCCCAACTCAGTCGTCATATCCGCGAACGTGCGGGTAGCTGGTGACGATAGCCACTGGTCGCTGGGCTTGATTAGGTTCTGCGGGAATGGCCATTGGACGCTCGCGCCGAATTGACCAGTATTGCCGTTGCCCGATGATGGTTGCTTCGGCTTCGTTGTCTTGCTCGAGTTGAAGGAGTGCATGACGGATGGCTGACCATGAAAGTAGAAAGTAGTCCGATAGCTGCTGGACCGTGACGGGTTTCTTGTGTGTTGCCAGGTAGTCGCGGCATTTCTCAATCGCGGTCATTCCTTGGCTCCGATCATTGCAACCAGCATGATGGCAAGCGCCATGCCAAGCGGCCAGGCTGCATCCAGCGCGACTGCAGCACCGGTGGCTGCGGCTGACAGTGTGAGAGCGATCAGCGGCATGTCATGCCTCCACCGCGTAAGACAGTGCCCAGCTGGGCAACTGGCACCACTCGACGCGACCGGATGCGGTACGGTTGGCTGCAAGCGCAACGTAACCGACGCCACAAGACTCGACAGATGCCTCGCACGCAGCAGCAAGGCTGTCGACCAGTTGCTGGTCTTGGCAGCAAGACGGATCAGCAGCGTTCTCGACCAAGAACGCGCGGATGTAGGCACGGCCCATTGAGTTAACGGTAGGCATGTTGATCTCCTGGTTGGCCGCGACGGCGCCGCGGTGAGGAGAATATGCCAAGTTATTTGGGGTACGTCAACAGGGCAAGTGCATCTTCTGTTGATCTAGCTATACCTGCGATGCCGCCGCCCAGCTGGACCTGGCGAATAAAGTTGAGCTGCGCCTCAGTTGGCCGGCCTCGCGGCGCCTTGACCTCGATCGCAGTGAATACGCCAAGCATCGTGCCGATCATGTCGTGAGTGATGAGTACCGGTGTCCAGCCGATGAGGTCAGATCCGCCAGGGTTGCCGACCCCGTAGCGGATGACGCGCCCTGTCTCGTCCCGGTATGCGCCGACGTTGTTCCGGTGCATGACGGACCCGGCCCGCGACAGTGCGAGCCTGATCTGCTGCTGGATGGCTGCTTCACTCACGCTGCGAGATAAGCTTGTCGATGTACCAGCGGGCTTTCTTCAGATCCTCAAGGCCGTTTTTGTTCTTCCATCGCCACAGGTACTTGATTGCACTGGCGGTGCAGAAAGCATCCAATCCCTGCAGATCAATCGTTGCAGCCTCAAGCGCGTCGATGCACTCGATACCGCCGCGGTTGTAGTGCTCGGGGTGGTTCACCTGTTCGCTGGACTTGCGCTTGGATTGAAACTCCTGCCACGCAGCCTCCTCGTATGCGTCGCAATCATCCATTATTGGGTTCCTCGATCTTGAGCTGATGTTGAAGCAACCTGGCTTCTGCAACGATTTCGCAGCATGCGCTTCGTGCTTCGACCCAGCGCTGCTGCTGGACCAACATATCGACGGCTGCGACGCGGTTCTTCAGGTATTCAAGAATGGTGGCGGAGTTCATCAGGTGCCTCAGAATTTCAGAGGAGCGAATGGAATGTCGTCATCGAGGCGACCGCCGCCTGAAGGCTGCTGCCTTGGTGCTGGCGCCTGCTGCTGGTCATCCTTCGGCGTGAACATACTTACCATCACGCGATCCTTGCCTGGCTCACGCGGCACCGCCGCTAGGTTAATGAGCGGGTCCAGCAGGGCATAGTGCCCGCCGTCGTCGCCTTGCATTACGACGCCGATGTTCTGGTACCGGGATTTCTGCTTGCCATCCCGATCGGTGTAGCTGCCGGTCTTCACTGCTAAATCAAATTTCTTGCGTGCCATAAGTTCCTCAAGGTTATCGGGGGTTGCGCCCCCGTCCGGTGTCTTTCCACCCGTCTGCAATTGCCCGGCTACAACAGGGAAGGAGACGCTCGTCAACTGCTGCCGGTGTTACTGCCGCCACCTCCGGCTGGGCGGTGTGCCCACAACTGCCTGACAAGCAGGCGAAGCGCATCCGCAGCCGGCTGGCCACGATGACGCTCAACATCCGCTAAAAACTTGCGCCGCCGCTCAACGGTGGGCATAGCGATCACTGTACGCGCTTCGCACTCGGCTCGCCATGCCTCGCATTGATGGCAGACAACGCGACCGTCGTGCAAGGTTTTGAACGGGCCGACCTCGCAGAGCTGGCAGCCGAGGCAGGTCATGTCCTGAGACTCCGTGATCCACGCACCCGCGCCATCTGATACGCCCAGCCAATCGAATAGCCGCGCTTGATAGCGATGTCCTTCAGAGCCTCGATCGTCCGCGCCTGGCGCACCTCGTCGCGTTCGCGTCGCTTGATCTCCTCAATCTGGGCCAGCTCGCCGGCACGCTGCTGCAGCTTGGTCAACCGAGGCGCTTGGCGATGACCGCATGCTGGGCACTCGGGTGCTGGCCGGTAGACGAAGAAACACCGCTCACACTGGCGCACAACCTCGGGCTCGTCTTCGCTGGACCGCGTGCGCTTCGGCGTCCCAGTAAGTGCCCACTCTCGCGGATCGGTAGGCAGGCCGTGGCGGAAGCAGTTCCCGGCATGGTCGAGAACTATCAAGTTTTGCTTACCAGTTGCCGTCCGCAGCCCGCGGCCGATGCTCTGCAGGTATTTCACGACCGACTGCGTAGGCGCCAGCATGATCACGCAACCGATACCGGGCGCGTCGACGCCGGCGACCCAGAGCTGGCAATTGACGACGACATCGATGTCGCCAGCGTTAAGCCCGTGCAAAGCCTCGCGCCGAATGTGCTCGGGGCTATGCCCACCGATGGCCATTGCTCTGTACCCAGCGGCGGCAAACTCATCAGCGACATCGTTGGCGTGCTTGATGTTCGTGGCAAAAGCGACCACCGGACGGCCGTGCGCCAGCTTCCGATAATGCTCGACTGCGCTGCCCGTGATGCTGGGCCGGTTCATGCGGTCCGCGACCTCGCCAGGCGCGTAGTCGCCGGCCACCGTCCGCACGCCGGTGAGGTCGGGCTGGCTCGGCGCGAAGTAACGGATCGGCACGAGGAGCTGCTGCGCGATGAGCTCCTGCGTGGTACAGCTGGGCACCAGCGTGTCGAATATCTCATCGAGCCCCCGGCCATCGAGCCGCACCGGTGTCGCGGTCAGGCCCAGCAGGTGCGGCCGGCCAGCGTCCTCGATGACCTTGCGATAAGTCTCAGCGACGGCCAGGTGACACTCGTCGATCACAATCAGGTCGGGCTTGCGGTAGCGGCCCAGCCGACGCGCGGCGGTCTGTACCATCACGATCTGAACCGGCAGGTCGGGCTGATCCGGTCGACCCGCCATAATATGCCCGTGCGGGATCCGCTCGCTGGTGAGCTTGGCGCTTGTCGCGTCGAGGATTTCCCGCAGGTGCGCCAGGAACCAGACCGATCTGCCCTTGGCGACTGCTTCGCGGATGATGACGGCGCTTGTGTGAGTCTTGCCTGATCCGGTCGGTGCGACCAGCACCGGCGCTTTGTGCCCAGCACGATAAGCTGCGCGAAGGTCGTCGATCGCCTTGAGCTGGTGCAGGCGTAAGGTCACCGCCGCAACCTCCCAGCCGCCGACACAATTCGCGCCCACGTCGAGTACCGCGGCGTGCCGCCTTTGTACCACCTTGACACCGTAGCCCAGCTAACCCCGGCCTCGGTCAGCAGTTCGCTCACGGTCACGCGAGCGTCCCATGCCAGTTCGCGGAGTTGCCATTTGATGTCCATGCTGAATTGTAACGGCTGAAATACTTGCAAGAAAGTAAAAAGCGGGATTAAGATAGATGCCCCACAACACAGGGAACCACAATGGAACCAGGAATCTACGACTACATCCCCAACGCGCAGTACCACGCTGGGCCAGGCATCAGCCAGTCTGCGTTGTCGGTGATGGCACGGAGCCCGCTGCACTATTGGTCAAAGTACCTTGACCCCAACCGTGAGCCGACTGAGCCGACACCGGCCATGAAGCTGGGCACTGCGATACACACCGCGGTGCTCGAGCCAGATTTGTTCGAGAAGCAGTACATCATCGCACCGGACGTTGACCGCCGAACCAAGGAAGGCAAAGCTGTCTGGCAACAGGCAGTCGAGCAAGCCGATGCGATCGGCGGCGCATTGATCTCATACGACGACGCGATGCTCTGCGGCCGCATTGCCCAGCAGGTACGCGAGCATCCGATGGCACGCAAGGTGTTCGCAACCGGTCAGGTCGAGCGCTCGGTGTATTGGAATGACCGCGAGACCGGGTTGTTATGCCGCGCTCGGCCAGATCTGATGAACCTGCCGCTGTTGGTGGATCTTAAGTCTACCGACGATGCGAGTCCTGCAGGGTTCCAGAAGTCGGCGTGGAACTTCCGCTATTGGATGCAAGCCGCTTGGTACATCGACGGCATTGAGCAGGCGACCGGTATCAAGCCAGATGCGTTTATCTTCGCGGCGTTTGAGAAAACCGCTCCGTTCGCTTGCGCCTTCTATTACGCCGATGAACCGATGCTCGAGATGGGTCGGCGTGAGTATCGCAAGCTGCTTCGGTTGTTGGCCGACTGTATCGCAACAGACACATGGCCAGGTTACCCCGCCGAGGTGCGGGCATTGGGTGTGCCCAGCTGGGCGATTACCGCGGCCGAGCGTGCCGCTGAGGGGCAAGTATGAGCTTCATCATCCGCAAAGCAGAGCGCCAAGGTGCGCGACTGCTCATCCAACTGTCCGGGGTATCGGGATCCGGCAAAACCTACTCAGCGCTGCAGCTGGCCTACGGCCTTGCTGGGCAACAGGCCGACAAGATAGTCTTGATTGATTCTGAAAACCGCCGCGGCAGCCTGTACGCGAACGCGCTGCCGGAGGCGTTCAACATCCTCGACTTCTATGCCCCGTTTTCCCCGGCCCGTTACATCGAGGCGATTGACGCGGCATGCCAGGCTGGCGCCGAGGTTATTGTCATCGACTCAGTGACGCATGAGTACGAATCCGAAGGCGGTGTCGAATGGATCGCCAACCAAACCAGGTTCCCAGACTGGAAGAAAGCCAAGGCGGAGCACAAGCGGTTTATGACCCACATGCTGCAGTCGCCCGCTCATATCATTGCCTGCACCCGTGCCCGCGAGAAGGTGGATTTCTCGGATCCCAAGAACCCACGCCCGCTGGGCATCCAGCCGATTCAGGAGAAGAACTTCTCGTTTGAGTCAACTGTGTCACTGATGATGCACGATCAAGGTCGCCGCCAAGACGTGCTCAAGTGCCCAGCAGAGCTGCAGTCAGTGCTGGGTCGAGGCTCAGGCTACATCACAGCCGCCGACGGCCTTGCGCTGCGTCAATGGGTCGATGGCGCGGCTCCGGTTGATCAGGAAACCGAGCACCATCGCGGGATGCTGCAGAACGCAACCGAGAAGGGCCTGCAGGCGCTCCAAGCGGCATGGCAAGCCACACCTGGTCGCGTGCGCCAGACGCTGGGCCGTCCGTTCCTTGAGCAACTGAAAGCCGCAGCCGCCGAGTACGATTCGCTGCGCGGCGGCGCAAACCAGGTGCCGGATGCGGTGGCATCGCTGAACGAAGGGGTATTCTGATGGACTACCTGACGCCGCAGCAGGTGCGCGACAGGTATCAGGGGCGCATCTCGCTGCAGACTCTGGCGAACTGGAGGTACCAAGGCACCGGGCCTCAGTACCTCAAGCTGGGCGGCAAAGTGCTTTATCCGGTCGCTGAGTTGCTTGCTTGGGAACGCGAACGGACTTCCAAGAACCTCTGACAGTCGATGCACCGTGGTAAGCCCAACGCACGCCGTTCAGGTGCGTTGGGCTCGTCACAGTCAATGCAAAGCTCTGGCGCAATCAACCGAGGTTTGTTGCGCAGCTCTTGAAGCCTGCGCTCCATCTCCCAAAGCGCTCGGTCGTTGGCAATGTCGGCCTCATCCATCAGCCGACCATGCGCTCCGCAGCCTCGGTGACCTCGTTGACACGCCGCTCCCAGCCGCGGCCGAACGTGTCCCAGGTCTTAAGCTCTCGCAGGAAGTTAAGCCTGATTTCTTTGTACTTGGCGACAATGTCGGCGGCTGGCATAGCGGCAACGGCTGCGAGAGTACCTGGTCCGATCGCGCCATCCGCTGTTGCGCCGACACACTCCTGCAGCCACTTGGCGGCACGGCCTGGGCCTGAGTTGATCGCAGCATCGAACACAACGTAATCGACGCCCGCAGGCAGCTGGTCACCCTTGACCTTGTCCCAGTACCGCGTGCGATACAGCGGAGCAACATCGCTCGGCTGCAGTGCTCGCATGTCCTGCTCGGTCACAGGATGACCGCAGAATTCTTCCCAGACGGTTTTTGTGCAGCCCAAGTTAGTGATGCCACCTGGGTCAGACGGGTGGTGAACGAATCCTCCTTCGTGGTGCAATACTGCCGCAAGCGCTGAGTCCCAGTTCTCTTTCATTTTTTCAGTATGTCCTTTTGTTGACTTGAGTTGCTGGACCCAAGCCAGAAGTTGTAAACCGATGCCGTCTCACGCGCCAGCACTCCGAGCAACAGCATCATCACATCAGACCCGGTAAGCGACATCCATCCAGTCGCCGCACCGACCAGCAAACCAAAGAACCCGGTGACCGTGATGATGGATAGGAACGCAGGCATCTTGCTCCGCGTTGCCTTCTGCATCTCTCGCGCCGAGTCGGTGTTCTTGACATTGAGCTCGAAAATCTTGGTCTCGTTGGCCATCTTGGCCAGGTCACCGTTCTGCTCGAGCTGGGCAAGCTGTTGCTTGGCTGCAGCCGCCGCCGCCGGGTCAGGCAACACCCGGTCTAAGATCTTGCCGCCGACTTCAAGTAGGGGTCCGAGGGGCAGCATCGCTGGTCTCCTTGGGTGGTTCTGCGGGTGGCTTGGCGTTAAGCACGTCCTTGCCTTTGATGGCCAGCAATGTGGCCAATGAGCCGAGGATGTATTTGCTCATGTCTGACAGAAGGAAGAAGAACTGCTTGTCTGCGGGCGCGATGCCTGACATTGGCTGGGTCACAAACACCAGCGAGTAGAGCGAGAAGAACACCATGCCCATGACAGTCAGGGCAAACACAATACCAATGAAAAAGCGCAGCGTACTGTCCAGCTGCTCGGGCGATCGGTTGATCACGGCTCGCGCTCCGATTTCATATCGTTGGGTCGGTTGAGTTGATCAGGGCATGTCCCGCTGATTGCGCAATGCGGTCGTTTGCACTCCGGTTCTTCCCAGTTCTTCGGGTCTTGGCATGGGTAGCGAAACCGCTCGTTGCAGCCGGAGAGCATTGCCGCGCAGAGTGATACGGCCAGACCGAGCATTGACCAGCGAAAGCACTGCAGTGCTGTCTCGTATCGCATGCTATCTACCAAGGGGATTGCTTGTGGCGCGTTTGAGCACTGACATCTCAGACCGCAGCGCCGCAGCCGTCGCGTCGAGGTCCTGCTTAACGCCGGCGAGCCTTGCCTCGATCTCACGTTGCTGGCTTGTGAGTGCAACCTTCAGTTCTCTCTGCTGGCTATCAAGCGCAGACTTGACCTCGCGCACTTGGCTTTCTGCCAGAGACTTCGTCTCACGCCCCATCGCTGCGGCCTCGGTGGCTGTGCCCAGCGCGACGGCCTTGGTCTCTCGAGCGAGCGCGATGGCATCGCTGGACCGCTCTGCGATGCGCACGACGGCCTCGGCGGTCGCGATCTGACGCTCCTTGATCGCTTGCATCTCGATCTGCAGGGTCTTCATTGCCTCGCGGATCTCGGCGTCGTTGTACGGCTTGAACTTGTCAACAGCCTCGATCGTCTCAATCATCCTGCCATAAAATTTCATTCCGCCGTAGGCCGTCCCACCGATGACGGGAAGGCCCGTTAGGATCAAGCCAAGAATCATCTGACTGGAGAAGTTGACCGAGTAATTCTTGTTCTCGTCGCCAGGCATCAGGCATCTCCTGAGACAGAGGAATGAGATTGGTCAATGATACCTGCGGTCGTATGACTTGCGGTGACACTGATCGCTGCGGCAACGCAGGCGCAGGTGGAGCAGTGTGCGAAACCGGTGGCGCAGCACTGACCGTGTTCGAGTGCAGCAAGGTTGGCGGGTGCGACGGCAGATCCGGCAAGCTGAGATGCTTCGGCAGCTCCGGTAGTTTCAGTGCTGCTGGAATCTGACGCACGCATGTTGACGCTACTTTTTGCCAGTTTTGCCAGGTTGCTGCTGCAAACGGGTCGGTGCAGATGCTTTGGCGCGTGTGCGTTTCGGTGCCGGTGAATCCAGCTGGACAGGCTTTCGTCGCCGTCTCGACGCTGCTTCGGCAGGATGGCTGCTTGGGTGCAGGTTGGCAGGTGCTGTCTTTGAAGTACCATCCTGTGTCGAATGGAACTCCGTTGATGCAACCGGCTTCGCGGTATCGCCATTGGCCACCGATTCCGCTCGGGCACGGCTCAGGGCTGATCCACGATCGAGTGCAAGTCGATCCTGAATTTTGGCCAACAGGGCAAGCGCACGCGAGAACATCACTGTGCCACCACAGGCACGCGGCCGTAAAGCTTGAGATAACGGTCAGGATGAAGTTCGATCCATGCCTGTCTGGCTGCATCGCCGATACTCCCTCCGATTGGACAAGGTGAGCCTGCCATCTCCATTGCCTCCCATACGCGAATGTCTTGGCACAGGATGGCGACAGCCGACACCTTGAGCCCAACGTCGTTGAGAACCTTAGCCAGCTTGATGCGCTGGCAGTTCTCGTCATGAACAACCGTGCCGCCCGAGAACCCGATTACCGTGCTGGACACTGCACCGGATACCGGCACTGCGCACACGTCCTGGCTCATCATCGAGATGGACGGGCTCATGGCTGCTGCAGGCGGCTGGCCGCGGTAGTTCACGGTTGTGTCCTGTGCCGCAACACTGACCGGAATCAACAGGGCCAACAGCGCACGCATCAGTGGATTTTGAGCGCAAGGCCCAGCAGAAGGACGATGATGAACCCAGCGCTGCCGATCAGGATCTGCTCAAGGCGCTTGAGCCTGGCGTTGATTCCTTCATACCGCAATGCGCAGACCTGTTCGTGCGTCATCAGCTTTGCCTCAAGTTCGTGTTGTTCCATGACATTGCCAATTATTTTGCTAGGTTGTTTCAGTTTTTGGTGGGCTATGACTTATAGCCTGTTCAGTGACCTGTGAGTTGATCTTGTCAAAGGTCGCTTTGCATACCTTAAATTGAAGCTCACCAAGACCTGCAGCGATAATTGCTAGATCATTATCATCAAGTGTTAAGGTGTATGTCATTAGAGTTTTGCCGCCTGCTTGATTTGATCTGCAGATTGTGCGGCATCAATTTCTGCCTGCATATCTGAATATTTTTTGCGGATGACTTGGCGCGCAGCTTCGGCTGAATCAGATTCACTAGGAATTGTTGCCTTAATATCCAATGGAGCAAATTCTTCCGCGCGTTTTGCCCGTCGAATTTCATGCGCAATCGATTTTGCTTTTTCTAGGTTGATCTTGATGATCATGGTTTAGCCTCCAAATTCCCAAGCGTTGCGAAACGTCCGATCCTCCGGGATCTCTGAAACGTCGACGATCCGGTAATCGACGCCGTGCGGAACATCCTTCTTGGCGATTTCCTCGATCGTCAGCCCGCAACCAGGAGCCGGAACGATGATGGCCACACCGCCATCTGGCGTGGGGTAAATGATTCGTTTGTCCATGTGGAGCACTCCTTGTTTGATTAGCGAAATACGGCGAGACTTGCATAGGAAGGGTCCATCAATGACCCGCCAAATGAGTCATTCGTTGTCGCAACTCTCACAGAGGTTGTCGTTGGTACAGTTCCTTGCCAATGCAAGCCACCATACCAGCTTACTGAGTTTGCAGCCCCAGCAAGAACAAAGTTGGCATCAGCAAGAGCATTGGTAAAGTTTATGGTGTAATCACCAGTCCCGTTATCGGTGATGCTCGAAACGTTGAACGATTGCCGTATTGCAACTGTCCCACTACCGTTGAAGTTCACCCAAGCCTTAGCGCAACCATTGATAAGGTTCTCAGCGCTTGTCGACTGAGTGCCAGCTGTGTTTTGGAAAGTGCCGACTCGTAGTGTGCTCATTGTGTAGTCCTCGGGTCAGCGGAAAATGGCGACGTTGATAGAAGAATAATCAGCTGCAGTCCTACCGTCACCAGTAAAAGAAACGTGAGATGACGTTGCAACAAGGACCGACGAAGTAGTTCT